TGATATGAAAATCGGTTTTAATTGTAGTTGCTTTGACCTTTTCCATGCTGGGCATGTAACGATGCTTAAAATGGAAAAAGAAATGTGCGACTATTTAAAAGTAGCACTTCAGGTAGATCCGACAGTTGATAGACCAGGTTTAAAAAATAAACCAGTGCAATCTATCTACGAAAGATATGCTCAGGTTCAAGCTTGTAAATATGTTGATGAAATTTTATTGTATGATACTGAGGTAGACCTCCTCAATCTAATTAAAACTCAATCTTTTCATATTAGATTTTTGAGTGAAGAGTATAGAGATGTTGAAGTTACTGGAAAACAATACTGCATAGACAATGGTATAGAAATTCATTACCATATGAGGAGGCATCAGTACTCAACCTCAGAACTTCGTAATAGAGTTTACGAACTTGAAAAGGCAAAAAGAGAAGAGAAGAATATTAAAGATATTCAACAATATTCTCCAGAACTCTTGGAAAAATATTCAGTAAAGAACGATTGATTATCATGAACGCAAAATCTAAAGTATTAATTGCTGGTGCCAATGGAATGGTTGGTAGAGCACTGGTAAGGAACCTTGAATCTAGAGGATTCACTAACATCATCAAAGGCGTGAGAGATGATGTTGACTTTACTAAACAGGAAGATGTGGAGCGTTATTTTTGCTCTGAAGAACCAGAATATGTTTTTCTTGCTGCTGCTAAAGCAGGTGGGATCATGGCAAACAAAACATATCCTGCCAATTTCATATATGATAATTTGATGATTCAATCAAATGTTATTAATGCATCTTATAATTATGGAGTAAAAAAATTATTGTTCCTTGGTTCATCATGCATCTATCCCAAACACCCGAACCTTCCGATTACTGAGGATCAACTTCTCACTAGTCCTCTTGAAACTACTAACGATTCTTATGCGATTGCTAAGATTGCGGGAATCAAAATGTGTCAAGCATATCGCCAGCAATATGGATTCAATGCAATCTCTTTGATGCCTACGAATCTTTATGGTCCTTATGATAACTTTAACCTAGAAACATCGCACGTTCTTCCTGCAATGATTGCTAAGTTTCATGGTGCGCTTGATCATAGTAAATATTGGGAAGTTAAACTTTGGGGTGATGGATCTGCAATGAGAGAGTTTCTGCATGTAGATGATCTTGCAGAAGCATGTTATGTTTGTATGCAAAACTACGAAGATTCGCAACACATTAATGTTGGGACTGGTGAAGATGTGACAATCAAACAACTTGCAGAAACTGTTGCTGATGTTGTTGGTTATGATCGTGACATTGACTGGGATACTACAAAACCAAATGGCACTCCCCGTAAAGTTCTAAATGTAGATAAAATTAAATCACTTGGTTGGGAACCAAAGGTTTCTCTTCGGGAAGGAATTGAGAGAACCTATGAGTGGTACAAGAAAAACTTGCTTTAATATGGTATAATATATACTGGGAGATTATTGATTTGTTTATGTCTGAGAGAATCAAAACAGCACTTGTTCTTGGTGCTGGTGGCTTTATTGGCAGTCACATGGTTAAGAGATTAAGAGAAGAGGGATATTGGGTGCGGGGTGTTGACGTAAAATATCCAGAGCATTCTAAAACTCATGCAAATGAATTTATCAAAGGAGATCTAACAGATCAGATCTTTGTTGATAAAGTTGTTCAGTTTAGGGGATACGCAAATAATTTCTATACTTTTGTTCCTAGTGGATTCATTGAAACTTTTGATGAGATCTACCAGTTTGCTGCAGACATGGGTGGTGCTGGATATATCTTTACAGGCGATCATGATGCAGATGTAATGAATAACTCTGCAGCAATCAACCTTAATGTTCTTCGTTCCTTGAAGGATCTTAACGAATTGAAGGGAGTAAATAAGACAACTATTTTCTTCTCTTCATCCGCCTGTATGTATCCAGAGCACATTCAGATGGACCCCGAAAACCCAGGACTTAGAGAAGATGATGCATACCCAGCAGGACCTGACAGTGAGTATGGATGGGAAAAACTGTTTTCGGAACGTCTCTACTTTGCTTATAATCGCAACTATGGTATCCCTGTACGTGTTGCTAGATATCATAATATATTCGGACCAGAAGGAACCTGGCGCGGCGGTAAAGAGAAATCCCCAGCAGCAATCTGTCGTAAGGTAGCAGAACTTTCTGTTGAAGGTGGGGAAATTGAAATTTGGGGAGATGGTGAACAAACCCGATCCTTCCTTTATATTGATGAGTGTGTAGAAGCAACCTATCGCCTTGTTCAATCTGACTTTATGGGACCAGTGAACATTGGTTCTGAAGAGATGGTAACCATCAATCAACTTGCTGATATTGCTGCTAAAGTGTCTGGTAAGACAATTACTAAAAAGCATATTGATGGTCCACTAGGTGTTCGTGGTCGCAACTCTAACAATGATTTGATCCGTGAAAAACTTGAGTGGGACTATTCCATGTCTCTAGAGGAAGGTATCTCAAGAACTTACGATTGGATCCACTCTCAAATTTACACAGGTAACACCATTATTCATCACAGAGTTTGATATGAAAATTACTGTACTAGGTTCCAGTGGGCAGATCGGTGCCTACCTGACGGAATATTTGCGTGGCAAAGGACACCTTGTTCATGAGTTTGATTTAGTCAATACTCCAGATGAGGATATGACCACTATTCCTAATCCTCTTCTTGAGGAAAGGATTGCGGACTCTGATTTTGTTTTCTTCCTTGCATTTGATGTTGGTGGTTCTAGGTATCTGAAGAAGTATCAGCATACCTTTCAGTTCATCAACAACAACTGTCGTTTGATGGCAAATGCTTTCACCTTACTTCAAAAGTATAATGTGAGATTTGTTTTTGCTTCTTCTCAGATGAGTAACATGAGTTACTCTCCGTATGGCGTTCTCAAGAATGTTGGTGAACTTTATACTAAGTCTTTGAATGGATTGATTGTTAAGTTCTGGAACGTTTATGGTATTGAGAAAGACCATGAAAAAGCACACGTTATCACTGACTTTATTCGTAAAGGATTTGAAACTGGTGTGATTGATATGCTCACCGATGGTGAAGAGCAACGTGATTTTCTTTATGCTGAAGATTGCTGCGAAGCACTTGAAACGGTAATGGAAAATTATACAGACTTCACCCCAGAAGATAATTTGCATATCACCAGTTTCCGTTACACAAAAATTAGAGACATTGCCAGTATGATCTGTGGTCAGTTCAATCTGATTGAAAAGTATGATGTCACTATTAAACCATCAGATGAAAAGGATTCGGTGCAGCTGGATAAGAGAAACGAAGCAGATACTTTTATTGCAAAGTGGTGGATGCCAAAAACCACTATTGAACAGGGGATTGCCAAAGTCTTTAACGCTATGAGGGAGGAATATGAGAGTCGTTGATGTATTTCCTTTCTTTAATGAACTTGACATTTTAGAAATTAGATTAAATGTTCTAGATCCTTTTGTTGATTGTTTTATTTTAAGTGAAGCAACAAAGACATTCTCTGGTCTTGAGAAACCACTTTATTATCAAGAGAACAAGGATAGATTTGAAAAGTTTAATCATAAAATAATTCATAACATTGTTGAGGATACTACATCCCCAGATCTTCACCCATATCAAAGAGACGTTTTCCAAAAGGATAATATTAAAAAAGTTATTTTAGAAAATGTATCGAACGATGATGTTATTATCTGGAGTGATGTAGATGAAGTACCAAACCCAGAAGCAATTTCTGATTTAGAATCATACTTTGAGCAAGGTGCTATTTTCCATTTTGCTCAAGAAAACTGTATGGGATACTTGAATCTTGTTGAAGTTGGTGGTATAATTCGTGCTATGACTACTGACTGGGACTATGGTGATAGACCCAGATGGTTGGGCACAAAGGTATTTGGAAAGTCAATTCTTGAAAAGTACACTTTGTCTGAACTTCGTAGTAAACAGGAAACTGAAAAAAATTATAGAATTTTTCCTGGAGGGTGGCATTGGAGTTATGTTGGGAGTGAAGGACTTTCTGTTGAAGAGAGAGTCTTGAAAAAGATTGAGTGTGCTGCTCATTCTGAATTGAATAATGATCAGATCAAACAAAATGTTGCTAGAGTAAAAGATAATAAAGATCCTTTAGGTAGGGACTATGCAATATATCAAACTGTACCAGTAGATGATTCATACCCACAATATATCCTTGATAACAAAGAGAAGTTTACAAGTTTAATCAAATGATTGTTTCTGAAATTTATGATGGTTCTGGTATTGGGAACCAACTTTGGCACATTGTTGTTCCAAGAATCATTGCTGAAAGAATGGGGTATGATTGGGGTATTCAAAAGAAACCAACTACCCCTTTCAAAGCATGTGCATTTATGACTAACTTTGATATGGGTAAACCTGTCATTGGTGGTCATGGTCCTGAGGGTGGACCTCCAGTTGAACTGCCCGAAGGAATCAATAACTATTACCTTGAGCGTAGGCAGAGGTATCCCTCCTACATGGGAGGAGAGGAGATGAATGTGTTTGATGATCACCTCTGGAGTGAACTTCCTGATAACACAAAGGTTGAGGGATACTTTCAAAATATGTCATACATTAGTCATCGTAGGGATGATATTATTAAGTGGTTAGAGTATGATAACAAGATCACTGATTATTCTTCCGATGATATTTGTGTAATTCAGTTCCGTGGTGGTGACTATCTGACAGGTGCTTCTTGGGTTCCTCCTGAGTATTACCAGAGTGCAGCAAAGCATATGTTGGATAAAAACCCAAATATGAAATTTGTTTGTGTGACTGATGATCCCACAAATGCAAGGAAGTTCATTCCTTTTGCTGAGGTTGTTGGTTCTGCAGTTATGGAAGAGAAAGATCCCTACCAAGGTAGTATTGGTTGGTATGCTTATCCAGGTGGTCCTGTTGGAGTTGATTATTCTATTTTGAATACTGCTAAGAACGCAATTATATCTTCATCAACTTTTGCATTTTGGCCTGTTTGGACTAATAAGGATTGTGATGTTATTGCTCCAAAGTATTGGTTTGATTTTAAAACTTCTAATGGTTGGTGGAGACCTCATGAATCCATTGTTGATGACTGGTACTGGTTGGATCGTGAAGGAGATTTGATGACGGGAACTGAGTGTAAGAAAGAATATGAAATGTACAAGCAATCCAAGGAATTTTACAGGAGTTTGAAATGATTAAAATTTATACTTGTTCTCACAATAGACCAGACTTTATTGCTCTTCAATACCAAACAATGAAGAGGCACATAAAGGATGACTTTGAATTCATTGTCTGCAACAATGAACGTCCTGGTGGTGATGGTGGATATGATCCAAACAAAATTTCAGAGATTGATAAGATCTGTGAGGAGATTGGTATTAAATCTATTAGAGTTGAACTTGATCCAGAACTTCAGGTCTTGGGTGGTGCCAAGATGTTTGAAGGAGATAGTTATGTAAACGGCAACACTGCTTGTGCATATTCTTTAACCTGGACTTGGAAAACTCAGATCATTAATAATGACTGTCTTTCTGTTTTCATTGACTCCGATATGTTCTTTATTAGGGACATCTCATTTGAAAAAGAAATGGAAGGATATAACTTTGGTTATGTTCCATCTTACCGATACAATAGTTTCTATCAAGACGAAAACAATAGGGGAGAAGTTGCCTTTACATATCCTTGGAGCGGTCTAATTCTGTTCAAACCATATGAAATGCCAAATCCAAATGAACTGAGTTTCGGATGTGGATTTGTTGGTGATATTGCTACTGACGTTGGTGGCGAAGCATATGAGTATGTGCAAAAGTATAAAGATAAACTCAAAACTAAGTATGTTGATCAGTGGGGAGTTTTAGTTGATATGCAACCACCATTTGAAATCAACCTAAATGGTTGTGCTCAGATGTTTGCAAACTTTGAAGAAGGCACTGTAGAAATTAGAAACTATCAGGAGTCTAATGAAAGAACCTTCCCTCATCAAAAAGAGAGAGATAATTATTGGGAGTATCTCTATAAGAACTTCACCGACATTATTAAAATCGGTGCGGAAAACAACTTCCCAAGACCAACCTTTGTTGACTTGCTAAAGTTTGAGCAAGACGACGATTTGATGAATGGTGCTTTTATTTTTCATTATAAGAATGCAAGCAACACACTTCCTTGGATGCAGGGGGATGTTGGACTTCAGTACAATCACTACAAAACTATTGCGCTGAACAACCTTCTCAATCAAGTTCAATTTCAAAAAAGAATTTTAGGAGAATAAAAATGGGAATCAGTCACGATCAAATTAAAAAATTAATTGGAGAGAAAGAAGAAGTTGTTATCTTTGAAATCGGATGTGCTGATGGAAGAGATACTAGAAAATTTCTTCAGACATTTGGTGATAATCTGAAACTGTATACCTTTGATCCAGAACCAGTTAACATTAAGGCACTAACTGTTCTTGGAACAATGAACTGTGTTGATGAATTGAATGATGATATTATTCAAGATTCACGAAACATTTTCCATCCATATGCAATGTGTGATGAGGATAAAACCATTACCTTCAAGCGTTCTAGGACTCTAGGATGCCCTGGTGAAGGGTATGAAGTTGGTAGGTATTCTGGTTCTATTCATGATCCAGTAAACCAGGCATCTATGTACACTGGTATTGTCTTTGATCAAACTGTGGAAGCAGAAGGTAGAAGTCTTGATTCTTTCTGCAGTGAAAAGTCAATCGGGCATATTGATTTTATTTGGATGGATACTCAGGGTGCCGAAAGAGAAGTTCTTGCTGGAATGAAAGAAAACTATGCCAATATTGATTACATCTACACTGAGTATTACAATGAAGAGATGTATAAGGATCAAATCTATCTTGATGGTATCATAGAAATGCTTTCCGAACATTTTGATCTTCTTGCAACTTTCCCATTCGTGGATTGTCAAGGAGGAGATGCTCTGTTTAAAAACAAAAGGATTCCATGATTAGTGTATATGGTGCTTCTGGATTTGTGGGTGGTAGATTCTGCAGTCTCTACCCAGATCTAGTCCTTAAGCAAGATAGGGAAGAGAGAAAACCAAAGACAAAAGAAATTCTTTACTTTATTTCAACTGTAGACAATTACAATGTCCACTCAAATATTACTTTAGATGTCGAAACCAACCTCAAGGTTCTTTGTGAAGTTTTGGATTTTTGTAGAGATTCTGATATCGTCTTCAATTTTATTAGTTCTTGGTTTGTATACGGGGAAACTGAATTACCAGCAAAAGAAGAATATACCTGCAGACCAACAGGGTTTTATTCCATTACAAAAAAAGCAGCAGAAGATCTTTTAATTTCTTTTTGCAAAACCTACGGAGTCAAATATAGAATTTTGCGTTTATGCAATGTTCTTGGAAAGAGTGATAATAAAGCATCTCTTAAAAAGAATGCCTTAGTTCATATGATTAATCTTCTTAAACAAAATGAAGATGTTTACTTATATGATGATGGTACACCTGTTCGTGATGTAATGCATTTGGATGATGTCTGTAGAGCAATAAAACTTATATGTGAAGAGGGAAATATAAATGAAATTTATAATGTAGGAAGTGGACAACCAACAACCATTGGTGATATAATATCTAAAGCAAAGGAGTACCTAGATTCTAGATCTATTGTAAAGACAAAGGAAGCACCTGAATTTCATAAGATAGTTCAGGCGAAGGACTTTTGGCTTGATACAACTAAGTTGCAGAAACTAGGATTTACTCAAACAATCTCAACGGAAGAAATCATTAAACAGTTATGTACGATCTAATTGATAGTTTCATTCAATCTGCCAGGGATACGGACCCAGATGTATTCCCATACCTTGCAAACAAGAAAGAGTTTGTTGGTGGTACAGATAATGTTTACTACTCTGGTCCTTATTGGGATGATCTAGAAGTTAGAGAAATCATCCACTCTACTATGAAAGGTAAGTGGCTTTCTTCTGGTGAGCAGGTTAATAAGTTTGAACGTGAGTTTTCAAAGAAGTTTAACTTTAAGCATTCGGTGATGGTGAACTCAGGAAGTTCTGCCAATCTTGTAATGTTTGCTGCCCTTAAAAAATATTTTGGGTGGAAGGACGGCGATGAGATTATTGTTTGTGCTTGTGGATTTGTTACTACTATTGCTCCCATAGTTCAATCTGGATTGAAGCCTGTATTTGTTGATATTGACTGGGAAGATCTTAATTGGGATTTGGAGCAGGTTGAAAGTAAAATTACAGATAGGACCGTTGGTGCTATCTCTTCTCCTGTTCTTGGCAATCCTTATGATGTAAGCAAATTTGTTGACTTGTGCCGCCGTAAGAATATTGCAGTAATTGCAGATAATTGTGATAGTCTTGGAAGTACCTGGAAAGGCAATTATCTAACAGATTATGCTGTCGCTGCTTCTTGTTCTTTTTATCCTGCCCATCATATTTGCACGATGGAAGGTGGTATGGTTTCCTCTAATGAAAAGGGAATTGTTGATCTTGCACGTAGTTTTGCTTGGTGGGGTCGTGGATGTTATTGTGTTGGACAACAAAATCTACTTTCTAATGGCGTCTGTGGTAAGAGATTTGATACTTGGTTAGAAAACTATGACGATGTAGTTGATCATAAGTATGTCTTCTCAACGATGGGGTACAACCTCAAACCTCTTGATCTTCAGGGTGCTGTTGGTCTTGTTCAACTAGAAAAGTTTGAAGAGATCCACCGAATTCGTAGAAGCAATAAAGAAAAAATCCAAAAGATTATTGAAAAGATCCCTGGCACCCGAGTTGTCAATGAGCGAGAAGGTGCTGAGACTAGTTGGTTTGGAGTTCCTATTGTATGTGATAACAAGGAACTGAAGAGATCACTTGTTGCTCATTTGGAAAGTAACAAGATTCAAACAAGAAATTACTTTGCAGGTAATGTTCTTCTCCATCCTGGATATAGTCACCTTGATGATGCAACTAAATACCCAAAAGCAAACCAAGTACTGAACAAAGTGTTCTTCCTTGGATGCTCCCCAACAATTAATCAGAAAATGATTGATTATATTGAAACAGTAGTTGACTCTTTTATCAATGCTTGATTTATCTAGAATAACCCTAGTTGCTGTTGATAACACTTCTAGGGTTGGTGGAACTATTAAAGCGATCTACACCTGTCTTGATCAGGCAAAGTTTGGATCAGTTAAACTTATTACATCAAAAGAAATTAAGGATCAATACCAAGATTCTTTGCTACAAGATGGGATTGTAGTAGAAGAAATGGTTTATCCAATAACCAACATTGATGAGTATAGTAAGTATTGTCTCTACGAACTTTACAAGCACGTAGACGATGATTATTGTTTGATGGTTCATGACCATGCATTTATTGTAAATCCAGATGCTTGGTCGGATGAGTTTTATGAATATGACTACATTGGTGCTCCTTGGCCATATCAAGAAAATTCTTATGTCTCACCTTTTGGTGAACATATCAGAGTTGGAAATGGTGGATTCTCTCTTCGTAGCAAGAAACTTCTAGAAGTTCCTTTGAAGAGAGAAATACCTTTTGATTGTACAAAAGGAGATTTCTACAAACACTTTAATGCAAATAACTTTGCTGAAGATGGAAACATTTGTGTTCATAATAGACACATGTTTATTGAAGAAGGGTGTAAGTTTCCACCCGTTGAAGTCGCTGCTAGATTTTCATACGAAACCCCAGTACCAGAAAACCAAGGATTAACTCCTTTTGGTTTTCATTTTAATCTTCCCCCAACAATTGTAATAGAGGAGTAATCATGATCGGATATAATAGGCTCGGATCTAACGGCCGTCTTGGTAATCAAATGTTCCAATATGCTGCTCTTCGTGGCATTGCTGCTCATCATGGATATGATTGGGTAGTACCATCTCCAGAAGGTCCACATCAAACTAACTATGGTTTGTTTGACTGCTTTGAAATGTCTGGGGTTGGTGAGAAGAACCTTGGATTAGTTCCTAGCAACTTCCCAACTTACAAGGCAAACACAGGCGCATTTGATGAAGAGTTCTTTAATGTGTGCCCAGA